ACCGATATGGCTGCAGCACTTAAAGGTGCTCAAGATCAACTTGAAACCGCTAAAGGCAAGTTTAACGATTTTGCCTCAACTGTCTCAGACGGTCTTAGCAATGCGTTTAGTTTCAAGGATGCTAAAGACGCAGGCGATGAAACTGGGTATGGATTTTTGCAAGGTTTACGCGATCAAGTTAGAGGCATACAGACGTACAGCTCAAATGTAAGCAAATTGCTCACAATGGGATTGTCACAAGACGCATTGCAAGCCGTGCTCGATGCTGGTGGAGAGTCTGGTGCAGCAATAGCACAACAGTTAATTAACGGTGGTGTGTCGGCAATTTCAGAAACCAACCGATTAGTTCAGGCAAGCAAAGATGCAGCTGCCGCTATTGGTCAACAGGCAGCCACCCAGTGGTACGGCGTAGGTGTATCTAACGCTCAATCATATTTGCAGGGTGTCGAGGCGGCGTTTGCTGCAGCACAAAAACGACTTGGCAAAAAAGGTATCAAATTGGCAGACATCAAAGGCATTGGTGCATCGTTTAATGATGCAATATCTCAGCCAATGGTTGCGCCAATTAACTCTGTGCAAGCGCAAAGTTTTGTTTCTGACAATGCAAGTGGTGGGCTAAACATCACTGTTAATACTGGAGTTGGTGACCCGGTTGCTATCGGCAAAAGTATTGTAGATGCACTTGTTGCCTACAAATCGCGTACAGGTTCACTTGCAAGCGTTTTGGGTTAACTATGGCATGGCCAACACCTAAAGTAAGCATCGCGTTTAATGATGGGCCATACGTTGCATCACCAACATGGACAGATATCACCAGTTACGTTTACTCAGCAAATGTGTCGCGTGGCAGGTCTGATGATTACAGCCCATTTATCGGCACAGCTCAAGTTGTATTAAATAACGACTCTCGACTGTTTGACCCGTTTTATACGTCAGGCACATATTACGGCAAACTGTTACCACGCCGCCAAATCAAAATTGAGGGCATAAGCAACAGCGTTACCTACAGCGTGTTTAGGGGATACGTTGACGGTTTCCCTGCATCATGGGATCAAGCCGGCTTAAATGCCACAACCACATTGTCATGCTTTGATGCAATCAGTTTAATATCTGCCGAACTATTACCAGATTATGTTTACGACTACACCAAGTCTTTAACACCAAATAACTACTGGCGTATGAACGATCCGCTTGGCTCAACAACCATTACTGATGTTGGCGAAAAACCAGTTACATTGTCGCAATACACGGCCGGCGGTGAAGTAAATACAATTGCTTCTACAAACAGTCTTGCGCCATCATTATTATCTAAAGCCGCCAACTTTAACGGCGCAAATTACAGGTACAGCCAAGCAACAGCACCAGTTGCGTCATCTGCCACTATTTCGTTTTGGGCAAGTTATTCAGGCAACATAAATGGCGGCTATGTCATAATACAAAACTCAACTTTGCCAAATACTGGCACGTCGAAATTAGATTTTCAGTATCAAACTGTTGGCACAGGTATTGGAGCGCAAGCTAGATATACGGCATTAGGGCCCGGTCAAAAAGTAACAGTAAGCAACGATTATGGAAACTCTAATTCACATCACTATGCTTTTACCTGGACTCAAGGCGGCGGTTTACAAAACATTTATATTGACGGCGTAGTGCAAAGTACAACATCAAGCGGAACATTTTACTCTGGATCACCGTATCCGTTGCCTGTCGATTACGTTGAGGTAACTGGTTTAACAATACAAGATTGGGCAACTTTCCCATCTTTACTTACAGCAGATCAAATCAATAATTTATATATTTATGGTGCTGGCATGATCACCGAAACATCTGCCGCACGCATGACCAGATTACTTGGCTATACATCATTAGACGCATCACTAAAAAGTGTTACTGCATCACCAGTTGCAACAGTCAGCCAAATATCACCACCAAACAGCAATCTTGTAGCAGAAATGCAGATTGTTAATAACTCTGAGAATGGCGATCTGTACGTGACACGCGCTGGTGTAGTCAAGTTTACAGACCGCAACTATGTGTACACGAACACATCGAGCAACACCAGCCAAGCGACATTTGCTGCAGGTTCAATACCGTTTGAGCCATCAGTACAAATCAACTATGACGCTCAAGCAATCCGAAACGACATTACAGTGACGTTTGCTGGTGGCGGCCAGACATCAACCACGAACGCATCAAGCGTTACCGCCTATGGCACAAATGCCATGAACATACAAACACAGCTCTCTACACAGGCTCAAGCGGTCACATTGGCCGCATACGAGGCAACGGTTAATGGGCAATTGCTTACCAACATCTCACCATTATCGGTTGGTGTTACAGCAGTGACCGCTAACTGGACTACTTTGCTGCAACTTGATTTGCTTGACCGTTACACGCTTACAGTGCAACCACCATCTGGTAACAGCATCAGCCAAACAGAGTTAATTAACCGCATCGAGCATCGCATTGTGCCGGGCCAGTGGCAGATGACGGTTGACGGGTCAGCGCGTTACACGGCTTGGTTTATCCTCGACAAGTCCACACTCAATGGCACAGATTTACTACAATAGGGAGAACTTATGGCACAAACAACATTTTCAGCAAACGCAGTATTAACTGCGGCGCAATTAAATAATGAGTTTCAGTGGGTTCCATTTAGATACCAGACTGGCACAGTGACTTTTTCTAGTTCGGTAACTGTCACTTTTGTTGCTTCACGATTTACTGCCGCACCAATGGTTGTTACACAACCAAAATCAATTGGCAGTGCTGTGTCTTACGAGTTTACAAACGTACCAACAACATCATCTTTTAACATTGAGCGCAGCGTTGCTGGAAGTTGGGCATCGCATTACATTGCAATACAAGCATTAACAGGATCAGGAGCAGGGCCATGAGCGAATATAAAGAAATGCACGTTATTTGCCAAACGGCAAATTGCCCAAACGAAAACATTGGGATTGTAGTGCAAGCAGTATTGCCAGATTGTTTTGTTGTTTGCGGTGGTTGCCACAACGAAATCACAAACAAAACAGAGCTAACTAATGAAGTGCCGCCTACTGGCGTTTAGCGTCATGCTTGCACTTGTCCTGACCGCGTGCGAAACAACACGAACAAACGCGCCACAAAAAGTACGCAACAGCGTGCTAACTCGATGTAACACAATGGTGCAATGCGAAAGGGTAACTAATGGGTAAAGATAAAGCAGAAATAGAGCATTTACACGCACGCATGATTGTGTTTGTTGGTTGCACAATCGCAGTCACATTTGCGCTAACCGTTATTGGCTTTGTGTACGGCTTGCTGTTTGTAACTCAGCCTTTAGAGCAGTCACCTAATGACGCGCAATTTATTGACTTGCTTTCAACACTGACCGTCTTTATGACTGGCACATTGTCTGGTCTTGTTGCCGCTAACGGACTTAAGCGCAAACCAGCAGAGCCAGTTACAACACCATGAGCATTATCCCTGCAAACCCTAAAGTAATCGGCTCACGGCCATACACAGGCAACAGTGACGGTGCAGCTGCAGGCCCACTACCCGGCATGGATGAGTGGATACGTCAAGCCATCAAATACGGCGGCGGCGCATTTTTTAATAACGGTTCTTACGGTGTAAGACCGATGCGCGGTTCAGAGGAACTTAGCGTGCACGCCACAGGTAGAGCAGTTGATTTGTCTTACAGGATGTCAGAAAAAAACCCAACAGCTAACCGTAAAGGCACTATTGCGTTTATCAATATCGTGCTTGCCAACGCCAACGAACTTGGTGTTGAGTGCGCGCTCGATTATTTCCCCAAAGCGTTTGGGCGCGGCTGGCGTTGTGATCGTCAAGCATGGAAATCGTACAGCAAGCCAGAGATACACGGTGCGCCCGGTGGCGATTGGCTGCACGTGGAAGTCTCACCAATGTTTGTCAAGCAACCTGCAAGCCTTATACAGCAAGCGTTTAAGAGGGTATTCACCGAATTGCCACACTGATGCCCTATGGTCGAAGTACCGACGATAAGGGGAGATGCAATATGGCTGATGCCAAAACATACGTTTACGAGGTTTACACAACTCACCTAGACACAGAGCAAATGGTCTTAGTGCAGATATTCCGTGACCCTGAAACCGACAAAGTGTTACACGCACAAATTGCGTTTAAGAGCGCTGTTGGTGACTCATGGGGAACGCCTTACCAATTGGAGAAAAAATGAGCTATTTAACGATCAAAATAGGTGCATGGTTCATTAGTGGCCTAGCGGCGTTTACGTTGCTCTGGGATGCTAGTAAGCCGTCTGACAGCCAACCAGTGACCAGTGGGCAAGTGACCATCACATTGACCAGCATTGTGCCCACCTCAACAGTGCCGGCTACAACCACAACCACAACTGCACCTAAAGGCTGCATGGAATACCTAAACGATGCCATTGCAACTGGATGGCCAATTAGTGAGTCACCAACCATCTTGCGAGTTTTGCAACGGGAGAGCGCGTGTAACCCTCTGGCGTTCAACGGCAAAGACCGCAATGGTGGCTCACGAGGTTTATTCCAAGTCAATGGTGCTCATGAGTCTTGGCTGATCGAGGATGGCATCATCACCAAACTTGATGACCTGTTTTACCCTGATGTCAACATTAAAGCCGCGCTACACCTCTGGCATAAAGTTGGCTGGCAAGCATGGAACTTACCAAGTGAGTGAAATACCATATCCCGATAGTGGCATCAGCCAAGAAACGAGAAAAGCAATGTATCCCGATAACTACAGCGACCGTTACGGCCGTGTGTTCAATAACTTGATAGACGAAATTGTCAGACCAGTGCACATACCTAGCCAATTGCCAGATCACTCAATCTTGCTTGACGAGTTAGAGCTACTGCACGAGGCACACACAACCATTGGCGGCCAACAAAACCGATTTAACGCATCAGTGATCAGAGCAGCAATAAATGTTATACGCGACCTGTAAAAAGTGCGGTCTAATGATGCACGGCACAAGGTACAGACACAACCCAGAAAAGATCATGTGGCTGCACCCGGACTTAAAAGCCTGTACAAAAGTTAAGCCAATCAAATGAGCTTTACCGTAGGACTCACCCACCAATACTTGTATGCACGTGACAACATGGTTGCAACCAAAATGCGTGAAGTACGCGCATTAGGTCAAGGCAAAACAGCACGCACATTAGACAACACAGTGGCAAGCAATCTTGGCTTTACAGTCGAGGCAGCATGGGCACAATACAACGGTGCACCATACGAGTTTGAGCCATACCAACTAGGCGGTGATGACGTACTCGGCTACCAGTTGCGCGGCACACACCACCATGACGGCCACCTATTCACCTATGACCGTGACCCAAACGGCATCTACATTTTGGGCATAGTTAACTCATCATGCACAACCGTTAACTTCATCGGCTGGTCAACCAAACGCCGCACAAACATTGACACACACTTACGTACCCATTTGGGAGACCACAAGCTGCACGAACCAACCTATTGCACCAGCCAATTGGAGTTATGGTCATTTGACCTATTGCCGGCTACAACCAAATTGGTACAACACCGATCTGATATGGTCGCATAACTAAACCCGACAAAGGAGACCCGACATGGCACATTTTGATTTAGCACTCTACGAAACAGTTGCACAACGCTTGGTGCGCTGGTGGGCAGAATACCCAGATGGTCGCATTATTACTTCGATACATCACTATGACGGTTCAACCATCATTATGCGTGCAGAGTGCTACAACAACGATGACAGACTTATCGCTACAGGTTATGCAGAGGAAGTATTCGGTAATAGCCCGGTCAACAAAACTAGTTTCTTGGAGAACTGTGAAACTAGCGCTATTGGTAGAGCAATCAGCAACAGCCGTATTGGTCATCTCGGTGGCGAGGACTCAGGGCAGCGTGCATCAATGGAAGAAATGCAAAAGGTAAACAGGCTTAACACCACGCCTCGACCAGACACTCACGGCAGCGCAACACCGAAGCAAATCGGTTTCTTAAAGAGCCTTGCTCGTGGTAAGGGTTGGGATGATTTGCAACTACTTGAGTACATCCACAAATTGTTACAAGTTGATGACGCAATAGTTGAGACTTTGACTGCTGGTCAGTGCTCTGCCGTTATAGATGGGTTAAAGAAATGAGTCGCACAGTCTGGCTTGCATTAGCTTTAACAGCGTTATGCGCAATACTGATGGCAATGTCTGATAGAAAATGACACTAACTGTTGGCTCGTTGTTTTCTGGCATAGGTGGTTTAGACCTCGGCTTAGAACGTGCTGGCATGAAAGTAATATGGCAATCGGAAATAGACCCGTACTGCAACAAAGTATTAAAAAAGCATTGGCCTGAGGTAACAAATCATGGAAACATCAAAGACATCAACTGGGAAACAGTTGAACGACCAGACGTTATTTGCGGTGGATACCCATGCCAACCATTTAGCACCGCAGGCAAACGCAGAGGCACAGACGACCCAAGACACTTATGGCCGTGGGTCAGAGATGCCATTAGCGCACTACGACCAACCTACGCAATCTTGGAGAACGTCAGAGGACATCTCTCTATGGGGGGATTACAAGTTATTGGAGAGCTTGCCGAAATCGGGTATGACGCGGAATGGCGTGTTGTTTCAGCAGCCGGTGTGGGTGCGCCTCATAGACGAGACCGCATCATCATTGTGGCCTACGCCAACAGCGCATCCAGACAACAGCAACCTCAAAGGCAAGTTCAAGAACCCAACACTGGGCGATGCAGTGAGGATGTGGCCGACAGCGCGAGCAAGTGCAGCGATGGCAGACAGCCCAGAGGCAATAAAACGCAATCTAAAAAAGAAGGGTTACAAAAGCAAATTAGAGCAAGCCGTACAGTTATGGCCAACACCACGAGCAGCACAAGCGGAAGCCCGAAACCATACGGTATATGCGCGAAAGTCTGGCAAACCTCAAAACTTAGAGAACAGGATTGCGCAACGCGATCCTTTAACGATTGGTGGGAAACTGAACCCAACGTGGGTCGAGTGGCTGATGGGATTTCCAATCGGGTGGACAGACTTAGAGGATTAGGTAACGCAGTAGTACCACAAGTTGCAGAATACATAGGCCGTTTAGTAATGGCTGCACATAACAACACATAGACCTAAGCGAGTCGCATCGTGGTTGGATGACCGGCGGTAACGCCGTTAGAT